CGCCCCAACAGTCCGCTCCCCCCTCCCTCTCTCTGACTCAGCCCAAGCCTACGTTGACTCTGTCCGAGTAGCCTGGAACACCGGGCTGAAGGTTAAGGTGACCTCCCTCTTTGACGCTGTGTGGGACAGGGTTAATGGGAGGGTTGAGGCGTCACTTATTGGAGCTAAGAGCGTTGACGGTCTTAAGCTTCCAGCGGGGGCAAAGGCAAAGCTTGAAGACCTTGGCGGGAAGCTGACGACTCTTGACGCGGCTGCAAAAAACCTAGCTGTAGCCCGCGCGTCTGACGATCTCCTCAAGATTGAGAAGGCAGAGGAAGCCCTTGGGGTGGCTCAGGTTCGCTACGACAGCAAGCGGACAGCGCTTTCTAAGGACATGCTTAAGACAGCAAAGAGGATTAAAGACAGGGCGCACTACGTTCACCCCGTTGGCTCTGAGGGACGGCGAATCCTTGAGGCTCTGGACCTGTACTACAAAAGCAGGATGGCTTCTATCAACGCTCAGGTAGCCACTGAGGCTAGCGAGATTAGGAAGAGGTCTAGAGACGCAATCAACGAACTCTACGAGAGGTACAAGAAGAAGGCGCTTATCCCTGAGGGTAAGGAGGAGCAGTTCAAGAGGGCTCTTGAGGATCTTTCTGAAGCCCTCTTTGGGAGGAACGTATCTGTAAAACTCCCAGGCACGAAGGACCTGTCTGCTGACATCCTTCTTCGCAAGGCAGTCGCTAAGGCTAGGAGGTCTAAGGATCCAGCAGAGCGAGCGGCTGTGCTCAGTGGCGAGATTGTGAAGATCAGAGACAGACTCGCTAAGGTTGGCGACGACATCAGCGAGACAGAGCTAGGCAAGGCACTTGAACAACTTGACGTTCTAAGGGCGAGGAAGAAGAGCACTGAGCCAGCGAGGGAGGCGTTTGAACTTGCCGCGAAGGAGCGTGTTGACGCATTCCTCAAGGCTATTGACGACGTAGACTTCGACCTACGCCACCCAGACGACGTTCTCCGAGGGGTAGAGGGCCGGCTGATGTCTGCATACAACGACCTAGAGGCTGGTGCCGGCCTTTACAGGGCGAAGCTATCTGCCCTCAGAAGCGCTGATGTGGCAGACATCATCCCTGGCCTGACATCCGCAGAGAGAGCCCGCGTATCTGCCCTGATTAAGAATCCAAAACTGAGAAACACCCTCCGCTCAGACAAGCTTGTAGATGATGCAGTCAAGGGAAGAGGGGGTCCTGCCCTTCTTCTTAAGGACACTAAGGGTCGCCTGTCCGCTGCTCAGTCACGCCTAGCCCGCTACGTGGAGGATGGCAGTGATGAAGCCCTTGAGGCTGCAGAGAATCAGCGTGTGCTCGTTGGGGATCTTGAGCGTCAGGTTGAGATCCTTGGAGACGAGAAGAACATCGACAACGTTATTGCCGTGGCTGTGGAGATGAGGAAGTTCTTTGACCTCCACCTTGAGCGTCTCACAGAGGCTGGCATCATTGACAAGGCTTTTGACGCAGAAGCTTTCTTCTCTCGTGTCGATGTCGGTGCCTTCTTTCCTCACATTCTGTCTCGCGCAGCGCAGAAGAGGGCTGACGCCTTTGGCGTAGGAACGGGGGGAAGAATCGGTCGCTCTCTCGTTGAGTACTTTGGCAAGGACCGGAAGATCGCTGGCGTTATCGAAGACATCAACGATGCGAGGACGACCTACACCGCTGAGAACATCCTTCACCACGCAGCGAAGAACGGTGCCCACGGACCCTTTGCAGCGCAGGCTGCGGCAAAGGGAAGATCGAGTCTCAAGTCCTTCTTTGCGGACAAGTATGACGATCTAGTTGAAGAGGTTAAGCAGGGCCAACTGTTGGCTGAGTATGACGCCCTGTTCGAGGCAGACCCATTGGTTGCGATGGAGTACTACCACATGAGGACCTCTGAGGCTGTGGCAGACGCTCGCTTTATAAAGACCACCCTTGAGCTTTTCCCCGTTGGCCGCTTCTTGGCTGAAATCGCAGACCCTGCTGTGCGGAGGAAGAGAGCGGAAGCGTTGGGCTACGTTCCGCTTGGAGATGTCGAGTACCTACAGGCGACCCTTCAGAAGCAGCTCCCAAGAGGGCTCAAGAGGCTCGCTCCTGAGCTTAAGCAGAGGGTGATCGAAGGGGCCTCCCTTGAAGAGATTAAGCGTCTTGTCAGGGCTGAGCTTGGGGAGTCAGCTGACATCCCGGCTGACCTAATCACAGCCCTGTCGAGCCCCAAGCTCAAAGTCCCCTACGTGCCCATCCAGATTAAGGAGTACCTGAACTGGAGGAACTCAGCTGACGCCCTGCTAGCAAAGAAGACAGTTGGCTCTGATGTTTGGGATGGCTTGCAGGCGTGGGCTAAGGCGCAAGCCACCATCGTTGCTCTTGCCCACATTGGGCGCAACGTTGTTGGTAACGTAGTCTCTACCATTCAAGAGCTTGGGGCTGGGGCCTTGAACCCAATGACCCAGATTACAGCGATGAGAATCTGGGGAACGTGGGGAGACAAGAACCTCAGCCAGCTAATTAAGATCGGTAGCAATGAGATGTCTGTGAAGCAGTGGAGAGACTTCTTCTCTTCTCGTGGCTTCTTCGATCAAAACCTGTCTACAGACTTCCTTCAGGAAGCTACCGGCTTTACAGCAAAGGTCGTCCCAGACGAGCAACAGCTGGCAAAGCAGCTCACAACTACAACCATTGGGGCGGTCGGAGGAGGGCTTGCCCTTGGCGCTCTCTTCCCTGGCATGGGAGCCCCAGGGTTCTTCCTTGGTGGGGCGCTTGGGCTTGGCGTTGGAAAGCGCTGGTCTGGGGTTAAGGCTGTTCGGGGAGGAGGGGTTTACCAGCGGTTTGTTAAAGACGCTGTTGAGGAGATTAAGGCTTCTCCAAGAGAGGGCATCGCCCGCGCTGGCAACAGGCTCACTGGTGCTGCTGTTGGGGGAATCATAGGCTCTACCTTCTTTGGGGTTGGCGCGATTCCAGGGGCGATGATTGGGGCCAACAAGATTGAAGACTACATCCAGATGATGAGTGGGCTTAACCGTGCCGCTGAGTCACAGGCTCGCCTCTCTATTGCTGTTGGACTGATTAAGCGTGGCGAGGATATTGATAGCGCGCTGATTCGTACCAACAGGGCTCTTCGTGACTACACGGACCTGACCCCACTTGAGAAGAACGTCTTCCGTCGCTTCTTCTTCTTCTACACCTGGGAGGCTGGAAACATTAAGTACCAGCTTAAGTGGATGAGGGAGCGCCCTCGTGCTGTCCGCACTTTGTCTGCGTTCACCAACGGCGTCTATAAGATGCAGTTCACAGACGAAGAGCTTTCGAGTTTGCCTGAGCACTACAGGTATCCGGTGGTGGTTCGTAGTGGGGCGGCTAAGGTCATCGCCCTCTCTGGCCTTCCTCACCAGCCAATCCTTGAGGTACTCACTCGCCGCAAAGAGGGCTTCCCGATGCAGGGGCTCATTACGAGGACGCACCCTGCGATCCTTTCCTTCCTTGAGATGACTTATGGCGGGGGCAGGAGCTTCTACTACGGCAGGCCAATCAAAGAGCTGAACAATATCAACCAGCTAAAGGATGCCCCCCCTCTTCTTAAGATCATATTTGGGTATCCAGATGAGCCAAACTACTACGTCCCTGTCTACAAGAATGGAGTGAAGACCGGGCGCACTAGGGCGGTTCGGAAGTCGAGTTCTCCGGTGATGTTCTACCTGGGGCAGAAGCTTCCTGGTTATCGGTGGATGAACCAGTACTTCAACATCGCGTCTGAGTCTTTCAACAGCTACGCCCTTGAGTCTGCCTTGACCCCTGATGAGGTTGAGGAGGCTAGGGCGTCCTTCTTTGAGAAGTCCATGATGTTCAGCCTTGGCTGGAGGCAGACTGCGATTGATTGGGATTACCAAGCGTTCAAAACCTCCTCTGAGCTTGAGAAGAGGATGCTCGACATGATCAACAACCAATACCCGATGGCTGTTGGAGAGCGTAGATACCTGAGGAAGAGGCTAAGCGCTGAGCCAAGCCCGCCAGAAATGAATCTTGAGGAGTAGCTCTTTGTGCTACGTTTCGACTTATAACCCCATAGACTCACTGGCTATCCATCGCTTGATAGCCGGATAAGGAGCAGGAGGAAGCGATGGCATATAGCTCTAAAGAAATCTGGATCCCTTGCGACAAGCAGACAGAGGAGATCGCTGCGAGCGGAACGGGGGAGATGACCCCCGTGCAGTCTGGGGGGCTCGGTGGTATCCCGGTCCCAGACAGCACCGCAAACATTCCCAGGGGGCTGTGCTACGGCTACCACGTTAAGGTGTCTGCCGCCCACGCGTCGAACTCTGCTGTGCCGATTAAGCTCTTTGACGCTGCAAGTGGAGACACCCTTTACAGCACAACGGTAGACCTCTCCACGCTTACGGAGGCGGTTGACACGCTAGCAACTCCTGTCCCGTGCTTTGAGTCGCCCTACTTCCAGATTGGCGCTACCGGGGCGTCTGGCTCGTCTAAGGACTTCACAATTCGCTTCTTCTTCAAGGCCCTTGCCTAGTAATGGCGAAGGTATTCCCAGGTGGCTCTAGTGTAACTAGGGTTTTCCCGCCCTCCCTTGCTGGAGGGGGTGGTGGTGGCGTTGCTGTCGAGCCCTGGACCGTCGAGTATGAGATCGACTTCACTGCGGAGGGTGCTCACGACTTCACCGGAGGGGTCGTCAAGGTCTTATCGAATAACGGCCAGGACGTCACTTGGACGCCAACCGGGCAGGCGGGGGCACCTGGGACGTTTGAGCTTGAGGACGGTGTAGGGCTAAGGATCATAGCTACGGACCAAGATAAAAAGTGGTGGGGTACCACCAATACGGCTCCCTTGTTATCAGCGAAGATCGAGGACATGATGGACGGTTTCACGACCGCTGACACCGTTTGCCTTCAACTCCAGGTGGATTGTGACCCTGATGTTGCCGAAAACTACAACAATTACGGGCTTGGTCTGTGGAATGGCAACCTGACCGATGGTTATGGGATGGTTCAGTCGCGAAGGACTTACGAAAACGGGCAAAAAAATGGATTCCTAAGAGACACTGCGCTGGACCTCACTTCCTCCGCTACACAGTTCAACTTCTTTGAGATCGTATGGTTCCCCGGCGATGGTGAGATTCTGTCGTCTGGGGTTCTAGGCGAAGGTGTCGCCTTCCCCGATCCGCTAGCTACCACGACGCTTCGCTCATATACGAGCACTAAAATGCTTACTGGTTACGGGTATGGCCCGGTCGCCGTCCCTGTGTGGAGGATCGCGCAAGCCGATGGTCGGTTTGCCGTCTTTGCCCAATCATGGAGTGGGGGAGTGCTGGACGTAACCGCTTACAAGATGCGAGTCCTTCGGAGGAACAACGCATGACACAAGAGCGATGCTCCGAGGCGCGCCTCATACTCCTAGATTCGGAGGGGATTTCGTACCCCGACGTTGCGCGAGAATACGCTGAACCCCAATCCGACGAGTCTATTGTCTTTAGCCTCTTCTCAGATCAAGCCGCCCTCTCTCTTATAGTTAGGGCCAAGGTCAACCCTGACGATTCGGTCGAGGTGCTCTAATGGCTAAGGTTTTTCCAGGTGGTAGCAGCGTTACTAGGGTTTTCCCGCCAAGCCTTACGCCAGGGCCTCCGGCGGTCGCGGCGATTGGTCCGTGGACAGTAAGGTACGAGGTTGACTGGACGGCTGAGGCCGCTCACAACTTCAAGACCGAGGGGGCTGTTGCTACGGTAGGTGGCGTCAACTGGGCGATGAGCGACGGGGGCAACGCCCAGACGGGGGCGATCACATCCAACGGACTTGAGATAAGTTGCGATCCGACCACGACATCCGACTGGCCCGAGGGGGGCACCTTGAGCGCACCGCGCTTCTATGTAGCGCTCGATGTTGGTACAAACCCGATGTTCGCTGCGGCGAACCTTTATCAGGCGTTCTGCTTTCAAGCCGTGATCACTTCGTCCGCCGACGTCTCCACGGATGCCTTCTACGGAACCGCCCTCCAAAACGGTGACGCCTCGCGTTGGGCCACATCACTGCGGGAGTACAACAGCGGCGTTTGGGGATCTCCTTACAAGGGGCACCAAATGACCGCTCAGCTTCCAGAAGCAAACTTCAGTTCGGAGTCGTCTGCTACCGCAACCCAGCACACATTCTATGAGCTGACCTTCCTTCCTAGCGGCACCATCCTCGCTAGCAGTTCGACGGCAACCACCCTCCAAGACCCAATGAGCCAAACAGCATTCCAGGCGTTCCTTGCTACAAATACCAGCGTGACCGATGACCCGGACGCGACGAATTGGGACAAGGACGAGCTTTACTTCCTGTACATGGCGGGGAACCCCAACGCTCTCGGCCCAAACATCACCCACACGATGACGCACTTTCGACTGCTTTCGGCGGGAGAGTAATAGCGTGGAAGACCTTGGAGGACTAGGTGGGCTAAGTGCAGCGGGGATTTTCATCCTCATCATCCTGCGTGAAGTCTTTGCCTTCCTTAAGTCAAAGGAAGACGACAAGGTAGCCCCACTGCCAGCCTCCTCCGTTGACCCTGAGTGCGCCAGGGAGATTGAGGAGCAGGTACGCATCATCCGAGAAGCCCAGGCCAGGACGGCGGCTTACTGCGAGAAGATGAGCGAGGTCTTATCCGCTAAGGATGTGGATGGGTTGCCACTTGTTTACACCCCGAGAAGCTTGGGAAAGTCGATAGAGAGTTTGAGTCTCTCGATAACGAAGCTAGCGGACGACGTTCGGGGGACCTGATGTCTATCAAGAAGGGGGATAGAGGGCCTCTCGTTAAGAGTCTTCAGAAGTTCCTAATCAACGCCGGGTTCCTACCCGAAGGAGAGGACGACGGCATCGCTGGGCGTAAGACTGACGTTGCTATCCGTGCCTATCAAGCCTCACGCTCCCTAGTTGCTGACGGCATCTTTGGCCCTGCTAGCGAGGCAGCTGCTAAGGAGGATGGGTGGGAAGCTCCTGACTTAGACGGGCCGACAGAGGCTCAGCTTGACGCAGCCAATGAGCTTGAGATTCCAGTAGCTGTTATCCAAACCATCCAGGCTGTTGAATCAAACGGCAGGCCAGACAGCCTTAGGTTTGAACCTCATGTCTTCATAAGGAAACGGCCAGACCTGAAGGAGCAAGTCCCCTTCACTCGCGGACCTCGTGGCTACAGCGTCACACGCGCTGAGACGAACAAGGCTGCGTTTGAGTACGCCTTTAACCTAGACCCTAAGTCTGCTACTGAGAGCACGTCCTTTGGCCTCTATCAAGTCCTGGGGGGGCATCTGATAAGGATCTACGGCTCTGCTGCCGGAGGAGTAGACAGCTTTTATGCCGATGCGACCTCAGCCTCGTACAAATTGCTCATCTCCTGGTTCAAGGATTCCCCGCGTGCTCTTAAAGCGGCTCGGGAGTTGGATTGGGACAGGCTCGCTCGTCACTACAACGGCCCTGGTCAGGTGGAGCATTACGGTGCGGCGCTCAGACGAGAGTACGCGAAGGTAGTAGCGTGAACGATGCAAGCTGGGGGCCAGAGGATGACAAGCTCGCTGCCATTGCAGTGCTTGTTCTTGTTGTCATTCTACTCATTGTTCGGCAGTGCATTCCGATGAAGTATCATCACCACGCGGAGCGCCCAGACACGCCTCCAGAATCTTTCTATAAGCCAGGGAAATAACATGGATAAGTTCATGAGCAGGAAGCTCCTCCTCACCGTCTTCGCAGTAACCATCGTTGCTGGCTCTAGCCTTCTCGGTCTTAACCTGGACGACGAAAGCTTGAGGGCTATCGTCAACATGGTGCTCGGGCTTGTCGGTGGGCAGGCTCTTGTAGATGTCGCAGAGGCAGTGCGCTCTGGGCGTAAGGTTGCTGAGGTTGTAGAGGAAGTCAGGGAGGCTAGCGATGAGTAGCGCTTCAGTCAGCAGGCTTCGTAAGGAGCGGGAGGCAGCAGCCTTTATCGAGACGAACCAAGAGCAGATGTTCTCCCTGCTCCGTACCGTTACTGACGACATCGGTGAGGAGTTAGTGGGTCTTACGGTTTGGCAGAGGGACAGTAGGACTGCGTTAGAGATGGCTTATAGACTTGATAAGGCTATAGAAATTCCAAACGAACTCATTGAAGCCTTGGACTTTTTCGGCTTTTATCTTGGAAGCTTAATCGTTATCGGAATCTACAGGGCTGTAGAGCGTGCGATGAAGAGGAAGAAGGAGACTGCCGAGAAGCTCAAGCGTAGACTTGATGAGCGTGGTCCCCGGATGGCTAAGGCTGCGAAGCGTAGGATTGAGCGGCGCATTGCGAGACTAGAGAGGGCTAGGTAGATGTCGGTCTACAGAACAACAATCGAGGCACAGGTAGCTACTTCTGTTGTCTCTCAAACGCAGTCGTTCCCGGCTGGGGGCGCGGCCCTTGCGGTAGAGACTATCTCTTCGTCAGCAACTGAAGTCTATGCGGTGGTTGTAGACAACAGCCTAAACACAGAGGCTTGTTACCTTAAGGGGTTTGACACTACTGGCGGGGTAGTGGAGGGGGTAGACAAGCCGCACCTTATCCTCAAGGCTGACGCCGGCACGAAGGTTCAGTACAGCTTCGACAACGGGGTGTCTCTCACTAGCGGTCTAAAGGCTATGGTCACAACCACAGCCGTAACGGCTGGAGTGACTGCCCCGGCTAGCGATGTTCAAATCTTCTACTTAGTCACGGTGACTTAATGGCTACTTCGTACAAGGTATCCCCATTCTCCACGCCCGGCCTTCAGACCTACATAGTGAACGGGGTTGAGGTAGACGAGACGGGCAAGCTCAACGCAACCGGCACATCTGGGAGCGTCTATACAGCCCACATCTCAGGCGGCTCTGGTCAGAACTACCTCCTTATCTGGGACGGCGTTGCTGCAACAGATGAAGAGGCTGAGATCGTTGTCCCAATCGCCAGCGGTGAAGAGCTTGTTATGTATGTAGACAAGGGCATCACCTGTTCAACGGCAATCACCTTTGCTGTGTCGTCCGTTCAGTTCGGAGGCACTGCCCCCAACGGTAACGTAAACGCAAACCTCTTCACCACATAACAGCAGAGGCTGCGGCCTGCCACTCCAGGCCCCCCTGCCTAGAAGGCGTCAGCTCGACCCCCCCTTGAGCTGGCGCTTTCGCCTTATAGAACCCTAGCTCCCCACATCTCTCTGAACTTCATGCGCACAAGAGGCTTCTTCCTAGCTCTGTACCAGTGCTGAGAGCCACACTCGCATGACTGCACCCAGAAGGGCGGGAAGCGACAGGCTTGAATGAACTCAGCGTCAGGCAGTTCACTGTGCTCTCCGCTCTTATGAATTAGCCAGGGTCCATAGCGATGATAGTGGGCGCTCATGGATCTCTCTTCTCTTCACCACTACTCCAGTCTCTTCCAAACAGGTCAGGCTGAGAGCCTAAAGGATAGGGCTCACGCACCTTCCCTGACCCTCCACATAGAGGGCAGCACTGAAGAGCCTTGTGTGGCTTCTGAGGAGCCTCATCGCAGGCTACCCAGACTGTTGCCCTCCTGCCTGAGCGAGTCACCCTCTTAACCCCAGAGTCTTTAGCCTTCCCCAGAAGGACAAGCTCTCTACGTCTGGCGCTAACTGTCTGGTGTCTCAGCCCAAGGGAGGCTTCAAGCTCATCGTCTGTAGCTCCGAAGAGTCCGCGAAGCCTGAGCATGGATGCGACCTTGCTCCTGAGGGAGCTTGGCTTGATGCTCTTAGCTGCTTCCTCTGAAGTCTCTGAGCCAGCTACGAAGGGGGGCTTGTTGTTGTAAGCCATCACGCACCCCCTTCCTTTTTCATTAGCCCTTTCCAGTGCTCTATCTCGTTCGACCAAGCAAGCTCAAATCGGTCTGTTGTCGCGTAGCCATCCAGAGCCATAGCCCAAGCGTCGTTTACGGGTGCCGCTATCCCATCGAGTAACTTGATTGAGGCTCGGACGTTTTCGCTTCGCCTCAGTTCAGACCTGCAATATTCAACCAGTTCCCAAAACATTCCAGGCTGGCAGTCGTCGCAGTTCTCAATTCCTAGTGCTGGACTTCCAAGGGTACAACACCGATCTCTCAGCGAGACCTCCCGCCACGCTTTATCAATCTGTTTGCACTTCTCTCTTAGGTCGAGAATGTGCCTAGCCGCCCACTCTGTGCGAACGTCTTTTGTTTCTTGCTGAACGCTTAAGGTTGTTGGTTTCTCGCTTCCCATCACGCACCTCCCTCTTTAGCCAGGAAGTCTCTGGCTTTAGTCAGCACATGCTGGGCGAGGCACAGGGGCGTAGCCACCAGTGTTCTTTCGTAGACCATCGCCTCTTCCTCTACCGACGAAGCGATAAATTTCAGAGCCTTGTCAATCTCTTCGACAACCTTGGCGGCCTCTGTGAATTCGTATTCCATCACGCACCTCCTTCTGTCCAAGAGCCACACCACTTGCTGACCAACTCCTCTACTTCAGCAGCCTGTCGCAAGAGGTCTACGTCGCCAACGACAGCCAACGACTTGGGTCCGTCGCCCCACAGGTCTGAGTAGTTCACCACCTCCATCGGGTTTTCCTGAAGGGCAGCGGCGTCTTGCCGCATACGCTCAACCTGCTCGCGCAGCAGCCGAACAATCTCGGCAATCTCGGCATAGGTCCAGCCGAAAGTGCGGCGCACATCTCCGTTACCATCACGCCTCTCGGGCAGCAGCTTCCTTACCGCCCCCCGGTCTAGGTTGTCTTCGTTACCCCACCCGAGTAGTGCGCTGGCTGTCTGATCGATGAGAGACGTAAGGCCATCCCACTGGAAGTCTTCTCCTTCCCACGGGGATGTGTCGGGCTGAACTCGCTCTGCGGCAACGATGTAACCCATCACGCACCTCCTTCTCGCTTAAGACACGCAGGGCACACCCACTGTTGGGAGCCCCACTTGCGTGGGTTATGTCGGTAGACCCAGCCTGTCATTTCAGTGACCTCATCTGCGCTTGGCTGAGCGAGGGACAGGTCACTGTCTACATACTCATCGCATATAGGCTCCTTCTCAAACTCTTCTACTTGGCAGTAGATAGTTATTGGAAGTCTGCTGTCGTTGATGATCTCCATGATTGCGTCATGGGCATTGGTTGGTTTCTTACTGCTCATATCTATCTCCTAGTTAGTTGTGGGTTTCCCTTGTGTCGCGCCCTCTTATTGGTCGTCGTCCGCTTCCTCTAGCTCTAACGACCTTTGGATGTGAAATTCAGCCTTTTTCAGTTGCTGCTCCATGCAGCGCTTTCTTCGTTCCATAAGTCTGAACGCCAATTCTCGGGCGTCCGTTTTCAAATCGACTTCAACCTTTCGATCTCCCTGGTTTTCCGGCGTACCTCTGGGGGAGTCTGGTCCTAACTGCATTTCGGGCTCCTCTGGGATCGTCCCCAGCAAACCCCTGGTTACAAGGACCCATTCGTGCGGCGTAAGGATTAGGTGAAACTGAATTCCGGTTATCTGTACGTCTGACATGTCTATCTCCTAGTTAGTTGTTAGGTGAGGCACCTGATGCTTCCGCCCGCTGTGCCTCCCTGTGCGGGTGACTGAGAGAGCGTTGAGTAGAAAGAAGTAAAGACCCAACGCTTTCCCCGAAAATAAAGATGCCGGTTTGAGACCCTTCAAAGCAGGGCTCCGTTCTCCACCACCGGCAGGTATAGACCTGAACTTCCAAACATGAGCAATCGCTTGCTACGTGGTGCCCCAGGAAGGTACGAGCCTTATCAGGAGTGGGGCACCTGTCCCTAGAAGAGGTCGTCTACCTCAGCCTCGTCAAAGGCATCAGCCGGCGGCTCTGGAATGGCATCAGAGTTAAGCACCTTGTCCACGTAGATGTTGACGTAGGTGCGCTCCCCGTTCTGCTTAGATTTCTGGGTAAGCTGGACAACACGGCCAATGATTCCATTGCGGATAGGTCCGGTACGGCCATCGACAAACAAGTCCCCCCACTCTGGGACCTTCCCTGTCACGGTCTTCACTGTGCTCTTCACAAAGCTGAAGGTCTTTGGCCCCAGCCCTGTGAAGCGCTGCAGTTGAGAGCCACGGTGAGGACCATCAGCAACCTCAAACCACCACGAGACGTAGTAGTCACCCTTCTTGCTCACGAACACAGAGAAGTCAGTGACCTCTGCGCTGTACGAGCCGTCAGGCACGGTGTCCATCTTGCGGTCGTCAGACTTCCCGCTGCTTTGCTCCTGCTTAGCCGGGGCGCTATTAAACATGCTTCCAATATCCATCTCTAGTTCTCCTTCTTTCCAAGCGTCTTCTTGAACGCAGCTGAAAGTGATTCAAAGGTCATCTCAATTGTCTCAGGCAGGGTGGCCCCTTCACTTCCTCTGGCCTTGGCCTCTACCTTCTCACGCTTGTTCTCTACTGGTTGTGTGCGGAGGATCCGCTTGTTGTCTGGGGTGAACTCGCACCGGATGATGAAGTCCACGGCAGAGTGAAGCGTCTGCCTTGCCGTGTTGGGCAGCGCAGTCGTCACCTTGTACATCCCTGTCTCAACCATCTTCGAGCCAAGCTTTTCTTTGATCATCTCGCTCTTCTCATGGCCGATAAGGACCGTACACATAGGCAGCATTCGCAGCTTAGTGATGACGTTAGTCCACTCCCTGTTCAGGGTGCGCCATCCCCTGCCCCACTCTCCGTCAGCCACATCGTTCCACCCGTTGGCTTCGCAGACATAGGTTTCGCAGAGGTTGTAGGCGATGTCAGCGGTATCGAGGATAACCGTCTGATACCCGTGGTTGCCCTCGGCAAGTTCAGCGATGATCGCTTTTAACTTTGTCCAGTTAGGCGCTGGAACTGCAGCTGCCCACATCGCCTCAGTGCCACTCTCCGTAGCAATAAAGACAGGGTTGGGAAACTGGTTTGCCAGCGTCGTCTTTCCCACACCGGGCACCCCGTAGAAGTGCCATGTGTAGTCCGACATGCGGACACTCGGCGGTGAAGGTTCGTCAGGAAGTAGGCCCATGATTGTTCTCCTTTAGTTCTGTGTGTCTCTGCTCAAGGACTCTGAATGAGTCTTTAGTTACAGCCCCTACGCACAGGTCGAAGTAGGGGCAGCGTCCTCTGTTAAGGCAAGACTGTGTGCTGCGTATGGGGGTAGCTCCGTTGCGTATCTGAAGGATGCGCTCGTGCGTTGCCCACGCTTGCTTAGTCCAGCCGTCTAGTTGTTCATCTGTTCTCTCAACAACGGTGTCAAAGAAGTAGTGATCGGGTCGCTGGATGTAGTCTTCTTTCAGCCGTTCGATGTACTCCTTAAGATCCTCCGTCTTCTTCTGTCGAATCGTGGGCTTCTTCACCACCCGGTAGACCATCTTCCTGACAGGCACACCGTAGAGCTGACTCGCTGCCCACATGTACGTGCTGACTTGAAAGTCAATCTCAAGCCTCTGCATGTAGTCATTGCTAACCTGAGCTGCCGTCTTCCACTCGCCTATAAGAACCTCGACACCACCTCCGATGTCGGTCCACACACCGTCGATGACTCCCTGCAGAACATGCTTCCTGCTAGGTCGCCCGGTCTTCGGGTTGCGGAGAGGGACCCTAAAGCCAACCTCGTGCTTGTCAGGCCAGTCGGTCCACTTGGCTAGGGCACCCTCAACCATCGCTACAACAGTTGCCTCTCGCACCATCGCAGCGGGCCCCTCAAAGATGCTCCACATGGGGTCAGGCCCACGCAGTTCATTCAGAGCAGCGTCCACACTTTGGTGCTCGATCCCAGCATGGAAGGCAGAGCCCATCCGTAACGCTGGGTGTTCCTGAAACGGAACAAGCAACTCGTTGTAACGAAGGTTGTGTCGTTCCTCACACCGGCTAAAGGTGACCTGTTCAGACTGAGTGATAGCCTCCTTCATTCCTTACCCCGAAAGGCAGCGTGCGAGGAAGTCATCCGCTCAAATATCTCTGTGTCGCGAGAGGATGGTATCCCCCGTGCCCGTCGAATGCTGCTCACGTTTTGCCTGGAGCAGCCAAGCTTCTCGGCTAGCTCTGCGTCAGGAACCTTCCCAAGTAAGTCCCACTCAGGACCAAGCTCCTTCTTACTTCGCGGCTTTCCCTTCTGCGCCCCAGGTCTTCGTATCTTTGTTCTCTCTGCAAGGTAACGGGTGATGGTTGCCCTGGTTAACCCATACCTCTCAGCCAAACACGCAAGACTGTCACCAGACCTGTATCCTGCAACGCACTGAACCATCTGCTTCTTCGTAAGTTTCATGTCTTCTCCTGTGCCTGTGACCCCGCTGACAATATCACGAGGCCACAGGCGTTGGCAATGTTTAACAGCTAAGAGTTAAACGAGTTCACGAAGGACGTTTGTGCTGCGTCGAACGAAGTCAGCACCGGAGCCCATCATCAGAGACTCGAAGCGCTGGTTGCCTCGTGTCTGACGGTGGTAGCCAGCGAACTCAGTGACCGCATTGTATGCACCCCACGCCGTACCCTGGACACCAGGGATGCGCGCCCCTCTACCGTCGAAGTAGAGGGAGGTCAGGGTGCTGCGGTTCTTCTCAGCAATAGACATCGCTCGCTTGCTGAAGTCACCGTTCTCGTCAACCACAGGGTTGGGGAACAGGGTGTGACAGAAGTCCATCCACTTGCTCGCAGGCATCGTTGTCCCTGCAAGCCCTCGCATGAAGTCATCAGACTCTTCAAACGCCTTGCGCCCAAGGCCAAGGACGCGACGAGCCTCGCCAACCTTAAGAACCATGTTCTTAGTGTGTCGGATGCTGATGCCCTCTCCCTTTGGGTTGCTCAGTGCAGCGCGAGCAGTGTTCGCGCAGACAACTCGGATGGTGACCCAGAGACAACGCAGCGCCGTCTTCCCGTCGTGCCCGCTGTAGATGAAGAGGTAGTGGTCTACCCTATCTCCAGGGACAATCTCGGAAGAGCCAACTTTGCCAAGGAACCAAACCTTCTGCCCCCCACGCAGGGAGCCGGCGGTGTGGATGCGAAGTGACCCATCCTCCACTAGCTCATCAGCGAACTGAGCGATGTCCAGGTTTTGGAAGAGGTGGTAGTCCTTCCCAGCCAGCCCAAGGATTGCTTTGTTGTCGCTGCGGACGATAGCCCGGTAGTCAGGCAGCTCAATCTCTGGCTCACTCCAGTCGAGGTGGGGTTGAGTGAAGACCTTGTGCTTCTCAACGGTCCAGTCAAGGCCCGCCATCTGGTAGGCAATCTCGGTGGTAACAGGCTCATCCCCCACGTACTTTCCAAGTCCGTGCCAAGGGGTTGCTCCTACGTACATCATGGTATCGAGTTCGTGTGCCATGTCTTACTCCTAGTTTTGTGGTTGGTTGGTGGTGAAGGGAGCTGTGCTGACAACATTGTCGGCAACAGCAGGTTCCTCAGTAGACACTGAGGTAGGGACAGGTTCTGTCCTGGGTAGGATCCCAGCGTTGGTCAGCGCTGATACGAACTGATTGATTGCGATGAGTGCTAGGTGTTCCTTCTTAGCGGTCCGAACGATGTTCATCAGCTTCTCTACGTCCTCTTCGTTGTCCGGGTCTATGTCTGCAACGAACCTGAGGCCGCTTCGGATGTCGCTATAGGCACAGAGCTGTGCCCTCACATCTTCCGGGTCGCCAAACTGCTCCTCTATACCTAGCCAGCCGGCGAGGTTTTCAGGTATTTGATCCAACATATCTTTGGCAGAGTTGAGCTGGTCTATAGCTCCCTCAAGTTCGTAGTTAATGTCGTTAATATCCATGTCTTACTCCTTGTTGGTTGGTTGGTAGAGGTGGAACGTTTGGGTCAGGGGGTTCTCTGACCCGTCTTCGTAGAGGTCCACGAGGACACTCCCGGCTGCGGGGTGGGCACAGGCCACACGGGCCTCGTCGATGTCCCCATCCGCTCCGTCGCCAGAGAGATAGGAACCGTCAACCGAATAGACCGTAGCCTGGACAGCGCGGTTCCCTTCGGACCAGCTGGAGGTCCACTCAGAGGCTCCATTGCGGGCAAGAAAGTCCTCCAGTTGTTCGCGTAAAGTCATGCCTTGCTCCTTGTTGTTTGCTGTCTCTGACAGAAGAACATTCCTGTCGAGGACATCTTTGAATGTGTTTGCGGTTAGCTCCCCACGCAGGGCGCTACCTTGAGAATGAGCGGCCCAGACGTAGGCCAGTTCCTCAGCAAGCCGGAAGAACTCATCCAGCTGCTTAAGACCGTGCCCCTCAAAGGCAGGCTCTACCTCTCTCCACTCCGCTGTAGCCCTGTGAGCCTTAAGCGCAAACTTAGTAAGCTCTGCAAGGTGCGCTTGAAGCTGCCATGTGATTGTCTCTAGTTCTCTCAATTCCATGTCGTCTCCTGGTTGGGGTTTAACTCTCGCCTGTTAAAACAACCTCTAACAAGCTGACACAATAGACTATAGCTATGCTGTTCTGCGTTGTCAAAGCTACCTACTTTCTTTGGATCCAGCGCACAAACTTTCCTGAGCACGGCTCACACAGCACCCCTCCTGTGAGGGTGGTGGTGACTTTGAACTTGTGTACCTGTGCGACGTTCGCGGTATCTGACCCTGCCTTGAACTGCTTGCCGCACTTAAGGCAGCAGACGCTATCCAGACAGGCTTCTAAGAACTTATCTACGCCTTTGGACACGATGATGTCTCTGTCTCTCATGGCAGGCTCCCTGCGAGGGCACCGAGAAGGACGATGATGGATGTGTATGCGACTAAGAACATGTTTTCTCCTGTGTGATTAGGTTGGTTAGTTGGTTAACAAGCCGGCTAGTTCCGAACCTTAAGATCAGTTCAGAGAGGAGGTCTTCTAGTAGGCCCTGTGTGTCTATCTCGTTTACTAGATCGTCTAGCTTTGCTGAGACGTAAGTGTTCTCTGAACTGAGAGTCAGCTCTCTAGTCTCCTCATAGTTATAGATGTCTACATACTCTGAACTCATGCTGTTCTCCTGATGTCTAGTCTTTGTTTTTATTAACAAAGACGTTCTAGGTTCTAGGTTCTAGTTCTATGAACCATATAGTAATGGAGCCACCTCCTTTCTCTCTGAGTGAAACCTACTGAGAGCCTCGTGCTTGCTCTCTACAGGCGATGCCTATGCCTCGACACCTAGTCAGGCGTAGAATCCATTCTAGGTATCTTCTTGCTCGTCTAGTAGCTCAGCTGGTCCTCCGCATTCAGGGCACCTAGTAGCTCCCTTCTCTGGCTCCCACCTGTAGTCACACTCAAAGCAGATAGCGCTGCCTGTCTCTTCCTGAGGTGGGAGTGCAGCTGGGCACAGTGCTGATTCAATCGGTGTCATGTTCAGTCTCCTTGTGTTGTGTGTTGGTTTTAACTTCTAAGGGTTAAGAGTTACTCGCTCTCCTTTTCGCTACGCAAAGCCTCCTTCTTTAAGAGCTTGTCGAACTCGCTCTCGCTCATGCTTGAGGCGTTTGTCCATAGCCCGATGTGAGCCTTGGCTGAGTCAAGGATCTCGCTCTGGTTTGCGGGCCAGCCGCGTGCCACGTTGAGCTGTGACATGCGAGAGGCGAACTCTCTGTAGTTTTCCTTTGTGATCTTGTTCATGCCGACTGACATAGCCCCCCAGATAAGACGGTCTGTAGACACCCTCATCTGCTGGTCATTGCCCTCGCCATAGAAGCAAACGGTTTCGTAGTCAGTTACCTCTGATAGATTCCAATTAAGACTCATGTGTTACTCCTTGTTTGGTAGTAGGTTTCGCACTTCTTACAGCTACGCTTGCCGGGAACTGCGTCGGCATATCCGCAGTCGCAGCAGGTATCCGCTAGGTCTGGGCAAGACTCGCCGCGTGCCTCTAGCCAAGCCCTTGCTTGGTCAGCGCGGGAGGCCCACGCAGCAAGCTCTCTCTCGCCCCCGCCACAGCACCAGTCACAACCGCTAAGGTTTACTCGCATCCAGGCGCACTCCGCTAGCGCGGAGGCATGCTCTCTGCGAGCTTCCTCGACGCTGCGGGGGGCGACCACGGGGCCAGGGTCTTCCTCTGGATATTCTAGGTAGCTCATGCTTCCTCCTTGATGCTCACTAGCTCCACTTTCCAGTCAAGCCCAGCCCACCTCAGCCAGCCCTCAGGGGTGTCGTCGGTCGGCCTGTTGTTGGTAGCAAATAGGGCGCAGGCGATCTCGCTAGCCGGAACTCC